GGAGCCATCAGCATCACGATATCTTTGGCGTTGACCGCTCCGAAGGTAGCCTTGCGAATCTGCTGGACTACCTTGTTAACGATCTTCTTCAGGACGAAGCCGTTACCGGAACCGTCAGAGGTGCCAGTATTGGCAAAGCCGCCACCCAAGTTGGTAGCGGTATCAGTGTTGCTGCCCCAGGAAGCACCAGACAGGGCAGTCGAGACGGCCATGGTGCGGGCAGTCATGGCCCGAACAGCCTGGAAGCCGCTATTTGTCGCCACGATATCCCAGGAGGCCTGTTCCACTGCCAGGTTACCGACAGTGAACTCAAAGCTCTTGCGAGTAGTGGCGATGGGATTCCAGGTGAACTCTGCCACGTTGTTGTCAGAGGTCGGTCGCTTCTGACCGTCCGGCCAGATCACGTCACGGAGGTCGGAGTTGGTCAATCGAACGGCAGCGGCACCGTCGATATAGAGGTAGTAGGCTTGGTTTTTGGGAGTCTGAACCATCTGGATGTAGCGGTTCAGAGCGAATGAATCGACATTGCGGGAATAGCCCACGATGAGGTTATCCTGCACCATTGCGGGAATAAACGCATTCGTTCCCGAAGGCATAGATTGAGCCATGACGTTTCTGTCCTCATGGCGAACCCCACGCCGCCCCTAAGTTTCCAAGTGCCAGGTCTGAGGGGCAGGTCAGACTCTTCGGGAGCTACCCTAGGCACTCGTTTTTCAGATCACTAAGACACGGACGGAGCAAACGGGAAGATCACCACACGGCATTCACCAATGTCATTGGCAGCTACCGTCTCTTCAGCAATCGCACCGATCCACTGCATGTTCTGTCCAGTAGAAGCCGCAGTGATGCCCTGACCACTGGCATCTGTTTTGAGCAGATCGCCAGCAGTCCAGCCACCAGAGCCGGCTTGCAACTGGGCACGTTCACCAGGCAGGAAGACCATGATGGGATCGCCATCAGTGTCGGATGCCACAGTGGTCGAGCCAGTGACGCCAGGAGGATATTTGGTGCCAGTCTGAGAAATGCCGAGAACACGCTCGCCGGCAACACTGGCTTGAAGAAGGGTCTGATCTTTCGACGTCGAAAGTTTGACAAATCGAGCCGGGTTGATCGTTCCGCCCGCTACGAATGTTCCAGCAATCGATGGCATGAGTTACGCCTCATGGCCAGCCCCAAGCCGTCCCTGTTTTTCCGTCATCTGGCCGCAGGACATCGCAGCCGTTTTGGGAGCTACCCTAGATGACGCTTGCTTGATCGTTCGTTACTTCTTGCCAGCCTTCAGACGCTGGTACGCTTCCATCGTGTTGCACTTGTGCTCTTTTGCATAAGCCAACACCGCAGGTCGCATCTTCTCGTATTCGGTCGCATCGTCGCCATTGCTGGCAGGGGTATCATCCACAGGAATGAAGCCACCAGCAGCAGCCGAGCGAGCGTAGCACTTCTTGATCTTGTTCAGGTGAGCATCGAACTTGGCATCGTCGAGCTCTTCCGAATCCTTGAGTTCAGCCGCCACATCGAGTACCAGGCCTTCACCCTTCAGCTTCTCCAGGGAAACCTGACGAGCTTGGCGAGCGTAGAGACGCTGGGCTTCAGTGGCCTTACGGACGGCCTCATCACGTTCGATCTGGAGCTTTTCGTAAGACTCCTTGGAATAAGTCTTCACCTCGTCAGGGACGAAGGTATTGCCGCCGCCAGGGGCAGCCTGGAACAACTCTGGGGAGCCAGAGCGGGCCTGATCGATAAGCTGTTGCAGCCCATCGAGAAACTTGCTCATCATATCGGGAACCTCACTCAGTTGGTAAAGACGACGATTCCCGCCCCGGCTGTACACCATGAGCTGGCATCCGTCAGAAACCGCTAGACGTTGTTCAGTTGGGCCCTCGTCCGGCAACAGCAGCCCCAGGTCAAGCTGAGGAGTGCGGGCCAGAAGAGAGACGGGATCAATGATCATGTCATCCGTCCACAGCTCAATCGAGCGGTGGGGGAACTGCATAGCCTTCGAGTACAGATCAGGCTTGTAATAGAAGTCGGCCAGAATGCCGAGCTTCTGCTTCGGGCCAAAACGACCAACCCGATAGTTTCGAGCATAGCCCACATGGACTATCTCTTCTTCTTTGCGGCCAGGAGTGTGGCCAATGACAATAGAGGTGGGAGTACCGTTCTCAGTCGCCCGACGGTTACTGTTGGTAGCCAGTCGGTTCAACTTCTGCCGATCCCAGGGCTCGCCCGTTTTCGGGTCCGTATGCTCTACAAACACAGGAACGCTATGCCGGACAATGTACTTGCCCGGTTGATCCAGTTCCCGCAAAGCCAGAAGTGTGGGATCAGTCTTGGTCAATGCACCTTCCATGGGGTAAAGCACGGCCATCCTTGGCCTCGGCAATCCCTTGCCTTGCTTCACCGTAAGATGCATTGTGCATACTAGGTCGAATAGTTCAGAAAATATTCTTGAAAATCTTGGGAGCCTGATGTAAGGAGCTGTTGCAGCAGACTTGCAGCGTGGAGGGACATGCCTGCGACGGACACTACCTTGGCACGGCCTCCGTTTCGACGGGTAGGAAGAATAGGCCACCCCTGGCGGGGATGATGACGATCTAGGTGGGCGAGGATCGGCCCGAACGATTCGGCAGGAACGACGGTTTAGCAGGTATCAAGCCCTGCCAAGTCTGCTGTACCTTGCGGTGAATGATGCGTCGATAGTGCGGTGATTACTTGGGAGGGAGATGGGATGACAGCGCAAGAATTAATCGACAAACTAAAGACCTATCCACCTGAAACCATGGTGGTGGTAGATGGGTATGAGGGTGGCTGTGGAGAACCCACTGAGATATCACTAATAAACATAAAACTTAACCAGAACACAGAGTGGTACTATGGAAAGCATGAAGTCGCAAGCAAAGATAAACCGTTTGACACCCAAGCTATTTTGATATCAGGCTAAGCTGCCACCTTCACCATCTCCCGATACAGTTCAGGCAGGAACACCGGACGACGAACACACCGGCACTTAGCAGCGAGGTAGCCAAGGATGGCATACGCTTCATACGAATCGAGCAGAATAGCAGCCAAGAGATGCTATGAGAGACGCAAGAGCCTTGGCCTATGTGCTGACTGTGGCACACCAAACAGCAACAACAAAACCAGATGCGACTCCTGCATAGCAAAGCACAGGGACAGGGATAAGAGATACAGGGAACAAGGAAGATGTAGAGCATGCGGTAAGCCATCAAATGGACGCGGTGCATGCATATCGTGCAAAGCGAAAAAGAAGGAGAAGACAAGGGCACTCGTATTATCAGGACGCTGCTTTTATGGGTGCAATAGTCCAGCAGCACCTGGAATAAAGGCTTGCGAAAGATGTAACGAAACCAGAAAAGCCAGAATCAGACAAACAAAAATCAATGCATTCAATGCTTACGGGGGTGCCAAGTGTGCATGTTGTGGCGAGTCAATGCTCGAATGTCTACAGCTCGATCACATCAACAATGACGGAGCAGAGCACCGCAAAATGAAAATGCATGGTGGACGAATATACCGACTACTAAGGAGCCAAGGATATCCACCTGGATTTCAAGTGCTTTGTGCCAACTGCAATTTCGCCAAAGGCATATTAGGATATTGCCCGCATCAACGATTCACCGCTACCAGTTCCCTGTAGAGCTCAGGGAGAAAGACTGGCCTTCTTACGCATCTGCATTTCGCCCCACCCTCACATAGGACCCCGGGAAAAGGTCCGAATCCACTCAAGTAATAGCCTGCCGCATTGTGGCATGGTTGACATGTGTTGCCGTCATCCTTGGGGATGTATTGCACCAGCCAGCCAAACTCCGCAGGCTTGGCAGCTTCCATCTCTTCGTAGAACAGACCCCTTGCTGATCCAGAGTACAAGTCACCCCGGGCCCTGATCGCATCTTCCGAGGCAGGAGCCGGCTTCTGGAGGTTGACATTCTCACCTGCCACCGTCTTCCCCACGAAGATGGCATTAGCGAACCGATCGACGTACTTGGCTTCTCGGTCGAGGATATCCTTGATCCGCTGCAATGGCGGGATCTTACTCCCACCAAGTAGCCCTTGGCTCATCACCAGTCGTTTGACGATAGACCAGAAGCCGGTACGCCACGTAGCGAGCGAGATAGCCCCGGTGATCCACAGGGCAGCCAGCAGGCGGTTCTTCTTTTCAAACTCGTCTTGTAGCTTTTCGTGAGTACGCAGACGCTCTTCGATGGTCATCGAGGCGATACGTACCTGGGCTTCCCGCCAGGTCGAATTATGGTTGCTGCTACCGAGTGCCAAGCTGAGGAGTTCAAGGAAGATGAACTGCCAGTCTTCCGGCTTGATCGAGACGTCGAGCGGTTCACGCCCCGGCAGATCGTTGATATCAACTGAGAGACGACGGGACAACGAATAGGCTTGGCGGGAGGTCAGGTAGCCACCATCGACCGCAGCACGAAGAGCCAGCTTGAATACGTCGTCAGGGGCTTTCACCACCACACCCCATTAGTTGCAAGGAGAGCATACGCACCGATAGCAGCCAGCCCGATCAACAGGGCCAAGCAGATCACCAGGAACAGCCGGAGGATACGACCGAGCAGGAGACGCATGGCCTATACCTCGCTTAGCCGTTTGCCCGTCTCAGTGTCGTACTTGGGCTTTCGAGTGCCAGCACCATGGAAGATATGCTTCTGGGCCTCAGCAGTCTTTGCCGCTTTGTGTCGTCTTTCCTCGGCATCCATCTTGGCCTTAAACTTCTCCGCAGCACTCAGGCCCGACGTTTCCCCAGCGATACCGCTTTGCTGTGCAGAGAAAGCAGGCGTCTTGGTGCCCTTGGGAGGCAGCATCAACCCGCTACCAGCCTGGGATGCCTTGGCAGCAAACGCAGCATGGGAACGGTCGGTATCTTCCTGGGTAGGAGCAAAGGGGCTTGGCACATTCTCGCCAAACTCAAACGAGTCATCCCCAGCCACTTCAGCTGATTCACCTTCCGGCATCGGTCGCCCAGCGTCATGCCATTCCTGCAAGGCCTGATCTTCGAACATGGCCAGAGGAGGATGAGGTTGAACGCCACCCTTCAGCATATCCCATAGCTTTTCCTGATTCGCCGTATTCTCGGCGTGATCGTAGCCCGATCCCGATTGCGACTGGAAATGACCTGGGAACGCATTGGCTACCTCAGCAGACGCTACGTCAAACCCTGGCAGAGCGTTATAGTCATCCGACTTGAACGCCTTGTGGCTACTGTTAAACGCTTTACCGTTCAGACCAGTCAGCAGCTTGGCAGCGTGCTTGATGACCTCGTTTCGTTCGTTGTTCGATGCCTTCGCCTGCTCATGCAGCTGCTTGGCATAGTCCCGTACCTGATCATGGGCACCGAGGCCTCCGATCTCGGTCATATAGTCTTTGAGGGACTGGCCAGCTTTGCGAGCGGGGAGGTCTTCGGAGGCAGCTTGGGCAGGTTCTTCAGCTACTACCTCGTCACCCGCCGCTTGACCGTCGTCCACCCCACGTTCTTCCACATCATCGGCTTTGCCCGTTGCAGATTCTCCAGCATCAGTTCCAGATACTCCACCCGTTGATGCAGGCTGATCAGTATCTCGTTGATCACCTTGAACTGCTCCACCGCTTGGGGCACCCGCTTGAGGCTTATCTTGTCGCTGGGAGTCTTGAGATTCAGCATTGGCCTTCCCCTGATGACCTCGCAGCTTATCCTCAATAAACGCCAGGGCCCTCGTCTTACTGGTCTTGCTGTTGATCATCATGCCATGCTGGGCAGCCACAGCAATGACCTGGGCTTTCAGCAGTCGCTTGTCTGCATTCATCACATGGCTGAGAACGCCCTCGCCCGATAGCGTCTTATTCGATTCCCCACGCAAAGCACGGTCTAGCGATGCCAGGGCCCCTTGTGTGGCTAATCCCTTCCGAGGGTTGCCCACGCTTCGATTTCCCTTGCTATCTTCTCGCTTCGCTTGGTCGTCCGGCTCTTCCTTCTTTGGTCGCCCTTCTCCTGGGCTCTTGTACTGGATGGTGCCAGTCTTCGTGTTTCGCCATCTCTTGCCGCCTCTCGGCCCCTGCTCTTCGGTCCAGTCTTCCTTGGCGTAGGTAGTGGGTTCGCCGCCACCGGACATATCGTCGAGTTGACCGTCGGCCTCCCCACCAGTGCTGATATTGCCAGTACCACCAGGCTGAACATATCTCACGCCCCCTTCCTGATCGAGTTCTTCCAGTTCCCCGTTGTCCACCATATCGGCCAGGTGATGCAGTTGTTCCTCTTCCGGAATACCCTGCTCGCCCAGGTACGACCGAGCTTGCTGCAGATCCATGCCAGCCTGGGCACCAATCTGAGCCTGATACATGCCAGCCAGGGCAGCCTGATGAGCCAGCTCAGGATTCTGCAGCGTCTTCTCGCCTTCCTTCGGTTCTGGCACGTTCGCCAGGCCCAGGACGCAAGACTCAGGGATTTCAGCCCCCATATCGTAGGCCTGCTTGACTGCCTGCAGACCCTTTTCAGGATCAACCTTCGTCAGTACCGTTTCACATCGTAGCCCATAGTCTGTATGCGGTTCATTCAGTTCAATGAGCGTATTGAGAATCTGCTGAGTCTCAGTCTCATTGAGATTCTTGGCATCATATCGGTGGATGCATTCCTTGACCGAGGCCTGTAGATCAGCCACGCCGCTACCCAGGCCAGTGGCCCCGCTCTTGCTGCTCAGGTCCTGCCCGATGATCAGACGAGTGAGGATGGCGTTGAAGTAGCCATCGATCCAGCCAGAGAAGATATCATTGCCCGTACCGCTGGGCTCTACCCGCTGCACAATGTTCGTCTGCTTGTCAGCACCCGGTGGGATCGGCAGGTAAACGACCGTCGCCCGCTCTTTGAACGCTGCCTTGGCATTGGCCAGGCCGTTCGGGTTGCTCTGGTCATAGCCTACAATCGTCAGGCCGCCGGCACCCATCATTTCGAGATACGACAGCAGCCATTCCATTACTTCCTGACGCAGCCACCAAATCCAGTAGCAGTAATGACGCAGGCCCACGCCACCCACCGCACCGGCGAGCTCGGGCTCCATGTAGTCAGCGTCTTCTATCTCATGTACGTGGATAGCGAACCTGGAGCGATATTCAGGTTTATCTAGAATCAAAACTGTGCCCTGATCGCTCCAGGTTGTATTGACATCAGGTCCATCTATCGTGGCTCCCTGATCCTTCAGCGTATTTGCAAACTTCGGATTGATGCGGATAGCCGGCGTACCATCCTCACGAAAACTGATCTTGTCACCATTGACTGGCTTCCAGGCAGTAATGCCCGTCATTTCCTCGCCTGACACGTTCACCTTGCCGAACGCAAATTGCACACCATACCGGCCAAACCAGACCGCTTCCAGCAGGCACTTCCGCAACTGCAATAGCCTGGGAGTCTTCTCGATCAACTTCTGATACTTCGTGGCCTGATCCTTGTAGGTATCGTCGTCACTCTTGACGCACCACTCCGCACCCAGCACTGGCAGCGTCCGAGCCTGCAGCAGACTGAGAATGTGCCCATCACGACGCATAGCCAGGGCATCAGGCTTGCTGCGCTTTAGGGCTTCGTCAAACGAGAAACGATAGGTCCGTGCAGGAGTCTGAAACTCCGCTACGAACTGCTTCATATGCGGAAGCAGCATAGCAGGCGGTTGCTGGGCTTCCTGCTGAGATGGATCGGTTTCGGGAGTTGGGGCAGCGGTTTCCATCTGCCCCATTATGCACATTAGGTCGAACTAGCCGTGGGATTCTTGGCTACTATGCTTCACTTAGATATTCAGCAAACAACTTGACGTACTTCAACGCCAATTCACGACCAACCTTGTTATGAATACCCGCACCACTTTTCAGTGTAATCTTAGCAACATCAGGCGTATCATCAGACACCCAAACGGATGCCACGGTATCCCACCTGATGATACCAACCATACCGTCAGTATTTGAATGAGTCATTGCAGGAATAGCCATCACGCACCCCTCTTAATCTGGTAAGTTACAGTGACGATGCTTCCGTTCACTTCAACATTCACAGGAACGCCATACACCTCGCAACCAGTAAAAAACGATCCACGTATCTTTCTTTTTTCAGCTGCCCACTTTTGCACGTCTTCATCACTGATGATGTCTTTGCTTTCTTCCATCACTAACCTCCAAAAAAAGCAGCAAGGGCTTAGGCCAGTTAGACACGCAACAGAAAGTGAGATAATATCAAAGTCCGTTGCCAAGCCATCTGAGAACGCCTCAGATTCAGCCCATGCCGCTTTAGATCGATTTCCGCTTATTACCACTCAACACCGAGCACAAGTAAGACAGCGAACAGCCCGATACCTTCGCATTGTCCGTCTGTCGCATGCCGGACGAATGACGTTGCTTCATAGCGGCTATCTGCTCATCAGAAAACTTGCAGTTACCATTCGACGTACCGCAGCGAGCATACGACCGCTTCACCTTGTTCCTACGTCTTTTCGCAGGCAGCCTGGCTTCGCTGTACCATCGTGTATCATAACTGATAGGAAATCCATTATGATTGCCCGTTGTGCTGATCACTCGCATGGGTTGAATCCTTTCACCAACCCCTTAAACCCGCCCTCTGCCACTGTCAAGCGTCGTCCATGGCATTATTCAAAACAAAGGTAAGCCCATCAGCCTGTTGTTGCGACAGATCATCGAGCACTATTTCTCCAGTACTGTCCCTGATGCAGAATCCCCAACCTTGCTTGGTTTCACGTCCGCACTCATAGCATGGCTGAAAATCAGGAACCATTGACGCATACCACGGACCCTTGCCAAATACATCTTCTGGAATAATTACCATGTTACTGTCTCCCTAATCCCGCCCCCATCGATCAATGCAATCGCTTCACGCAGGCACTTCTCACATATGGCTGTGCTGTACTCGCCATATGTAACATCGATATTGACGCACTTCACATCATCAGCAACCTCCTTGTTACACGAATCACACCAACATGGCTTCTTGGTTTCCAAATACATGCTACTGCCTCCCCAATCCTGCCCGCCTTGGGCCTGAATGAAAGTCCTCAGTCTCAATTACACCATCCACACCTGGATAGCAAGCAAGGATCAACGCTTCTGCCGCATCAGGTGACCGGCCTATCCTTTCCCTGATCTCATCCTTGTCCTCAACCTGAACCCCGCTGGCAGTGTACTTCCACCGTGCACTCGTCAGATCACTCAATAGCTCCTGATCGGGAGGCAAAGCCAGGTTATCCCCTCGGTCAGGATCAAGCATATCCCGCATGTTCCACCATAGCCACGCCCTGACGTTCCGCATCTTCATCCGGCCAGCCCGGTCACGTGCCGTCGTGCCTGCCCCAAAGATCACGCCATTGACCCTAATCCCTGCCATGATAGCCAGGTCCGTCGGGCTTGACCCTACGCCAGTTGCATCGATATGCGTCGTGGCCCGGTGAACGTCTGTCTCACGATCCAACGCCTCTTGCAGCAGTCGTAGAATATGCTGGCCATCCGGAGTATCACGCCCTGGGTGACGCTCCAGTGGTGGAAACCACGTACCATACCGCTTGCAGATCACCGTCTTGTCACGCCCACCACGTGCCACGTCCAGGCCCATCGCAGACAAATAGTCTTCCCTGCCATCAGGTGTCCACCGTGCCATTGCCGCTTGTATCCAGGCCGTCGGGATCACCTGCCACTCGTCATCCTTACGACCTACGCCGAAGTCACCGTTACGCATCATCGACCGTAGTGGCTCAGGCAGGCTGTCCAGTACCGCATCGTAGCCAGTCGCCATGTAGATGGGGTTGTCATCGACCAAGGCAGGGATAAACGTCCGAGACCATGGCCTTATCTGCCTGCCCTTGTGCATAAAGGGCTTGCCATCTTCACGCTCGACCTGCTGGCCATCAACCCGGGCATACCACCGCAGCTCGCCAGGCTTTGCTCTGGTACCATGATAGGTAGGATCGATCCACGGTGCCCAGCGTCTCAGCACCCATTCACCCTCAGCCGTCTGCGGAGGATTGCCCGTCAGCAACTTGGTGCACTTCTGGCCTACAATCGGGGTACGATTCCATGCCCCGATGAAATCATACTGTGATTCGAGGAAATCCGTTCCTTCGTCAAATCCCTTCAGGTCATGGGCACGACCCTTGTACTTCTGCTTATCGCTATCATTCTCGCATCCACCGAACTCCAGCACCCTGTCCCCAGGTATGCCCTTCCATATTTTGCTGGACCCGTTGAAGTTAGCCAGCCCATCGAGAATATCCCTGCTATTCTGAATTAACTCAGTCAGCTGGGTAGCCTCACGACGCAGGATCAGGCTTCTACGATGCTTCGTAATGGCCAAGCCCAGCAACAGAAACGACTTGCCACCGCCAGCACCACCACCATAGAAGATTTCATCGGCCTTGCAGTGGTAGGCCATGGTCTGAGGACCGGGGAACGGCACCCATACAGGAGGCTTCCAGTCGCCCATCAAGCGTAGAATCTCTGCCTTCGTCGCCTCATCACCGTGGGCGAACACATACGCCAGGTCTTCCTTGCTGGGGAATAGCACCTAGTTCATATCCGCAGAAGTGTAGATCCAACCTTGCTTCCTGCCTACGCTCGTTACCGAGTCAAGCAGCAGCCTTGCCACCTTATCCGCCAGGCCTGGGCAGTCGTCGATAAGTCGAGTGGAGATCGCACCCAATGGCGTTATCTGTTCACCATCAAGGCATAAGACGAACGCCACCACGTTGGGATCATCGGCGTAGGCTTGAACCTGGAGCTGAGCGGGTTGCATGGTCACTTAGAAGCCCTCGCCACCCAATGGCCAGCATACCCGCTATCCTTGTGATAGAAGTACACTTCAGCCGCTTGCTGATCGTCGATATACCCGTTGTCGTAGTGCCAGCTATCGGTACCACTCAGGCTCTTGATCACTCTTATCGTCGAACCTTCGAAAGTGTCAACCGGCTTTGACATCCACGCCTTGCGACAATGCAAATGACCAATGAACCAATCGGTGCACGTAGCCTTGGAGTGATCTTCCCGCCGTTCTTTGGCCATCAGGTTCGGCAGCTTATCCGGCTTGATCTTGTCACCATGCGTGAACCCGAGCAGGCTCTTGCCATAGCTGTAATACTTTCGGCTCGTTGGCTCGACGTCAACATTGACCGAATCCACCAGCCGATAATGAGTCTTGATCTCTCGGCACAGATGGTAACTCGTTGTAGGATCATGGTTTCCAGGCACGTAGAGCACGTCGACCGGAGCAGTCAGCAGTAGCCGATCAATGGCCCTGATCATCGCCCATGTGCCCGTTTCGTAGATCTTGGCGTACCTGCCGTCGACATCCTGGGGAGTGCCGGCATACGTCGTATTCTTGCTGTTGTCTATGTGAAAATAGTCATTACCGATGGGAAGGAGCCAAGAGCTGATAGACTTTCCTCGAGAGTGGTCAAGAAGTTCTTCCACTGCTTTGTCGAAACGCTGCTCGGCAATGTCCAGATCGTAGTTATTTTCAGTGTCTCGATGCCAGGCCAGTTTTCCGAAATGCACATCAAAGAGCCCGATGACCCCACAGTATTCGCCTTTGCCCTTGCTCTTGTACGCTTTCGGGTACTTCGGGCTGTACTTTTGCCTTCGCTTGTCAATCGCTTCCTGGGCTTGCTGGATGAACTTCGCATAGATACGCCTTAGATAGACTTTGACCCGGTAGTTTTGCGTCTGTCTGATCGACTTATCAGCATCACGCACCGTCGTATTCCACGCCACGCATTCGACACGATCCACAAACCAGACAGTCAGATCGATCTTGCACTGCTCGATCAGGTCACGATCATTGCGTATCGGCTTGCTGGTAAAGCCCGACCATACCGCAGTCTCACCAGATTCTGACCAGCCTTCCTGCTTGTCATCAGATGGCGAATCGATGCCCTTTATGGCACGTTGCACTTGCCGAGCATTCAGGCCAGTCTCACGCATGATATAGCGGTACGGCTTGCCTTGCTGTCGTAGCAATCGAGCCTGGGCGATCTTGTGCTCATCTGGCATGCTCTCATCCTTGAGAATCTGTGACGCCCCACCGATTGCCCTTACGCTTTGCCGAGTGCCTTAAGTACCAGATCGATATGAACACCAGACCTCACGTCGGCTGAGTCAACCAATAGCACAATCCATCCCATCAATGACAAGCAACTCCACTTCTCGTAGTCCTTGCGTTGACGGCTTCCCCTTGAGTGGGCTCCTCTAGCCTTACCCTGTAGATATGTGCCTCCGTTAACCTCCAACGCCACCCGACGTAGCGGAAAGGCAAAATCTATCAGCCACTTCCTCGTTGGGTGGAACTTGTATTGTTGCTCACACTGGTCGAGCAGGCCCAACGCCTTCAGATCAAACGCTACCTTGGCTTCGAGCTTGCTCATTGCAGCGTCACCCCCAGCCACTTGATGCACAGCTCCTTGCCTTCTTCCAGGCTATCAGCGTGATTGTGTGCACCGCACATGCCAGTACGCCAGGTATAGCCGTCTTTCAAGTTAGGCCAAACACACGCAGCGATATAGGAACCACAGTGGAGATCAGCACCCTTGCCGTTATCCCAGCCCGTATCCACCCAGTGTGCTGGAGTACCACGCAAGGTTGCCTGGAAATCGCTACGACTGAAGTTATGTTGAAGAGTGTGGATCACTTGGCTGCCTCCAGTTCCTTCTCGAGCCTGGCAAGAGCCCTCCATGCCACCTTGGTCGAGTGACGCACACCATCCGTATCGATCTTGTCAGGCCCCATCGAATCGATGAAGTGCCTGATAAGTGCATCATCCTCATCCGTGCTCTTGCTGCGGTCCCAGTGCACCGGCTGACCTGGGTTGTGTTGTTCGTTTCCAACATAGGAGCAATGAGCGATAGCCTTCATGGAGAGCGGAAAGTAGGCGAGTACGCCTGATGCTACTGGCTGCTGCTTGCGTGATGGATTCAACTTGTTATCACAAATAACACACCCACTAAGCACACAATGCTTCTCAGCCCGATTACTCAGAAGCTCACTCTGCTGAGCGATACGATCCGCCATGGCCAGTATCGTCTTGTTCTCAGCTTCCTTAACCGTTTGCATTATCGCCTTCCTTGGCTTCTGTTATCGCAGGCACCTGGGCAATCTCCGCTTGCCTGGCCTTCACGCTCAGTATCAGCAGGTTGATCTTCTCCAGCCGCTCCTCATCGCTCATGCCCACTGTCTCTATCGGTCCGCCATCCCTGCCTGTCAACTCGATCTTTTCCTTGGTGATACCCAAGTGCCGGCATAGCTGATCCAATGCCCGGCCCTTGTCCCACATCTTCAGCTTCTTTGTGTAGCCGATGAAGTTTCCGTCATTGTCCTTCTCTTCCGTCACCTCGATGGATGCCACCGAGGCAGCAGTATCGTCATCGAGATCCTGGATATCCTTGAGACTACCAGTTTCCTTGAACAACTTGCGAACGTCAGAGAATGCCAGCCTGGCTATCTCCTTCAGCGTCTTATCCGCACTGATATCACAACGCTCCGAACGCTTCTCCATCTTCAGCTCAATAGCATCCTTGATCCTACTATCTCCTAAGAGTTTAGGACCAATCTTGCCAGCATTTCTAGCACTGTACCCCGCCCTGATACATGCCTGGGATGCATTGAGATCCTTGAGGTACTCATCTACGAATCGTTGTTGTTGTCGGTTTATCGGTCGCATGCACTGATTATGCAGGCTAGGTCGATGGTTTAGCGTCTTGGTCTTTCAGTGATGTTCATCTTATCCCTGACCAACGCAGCACGTTTTTGCAGTTCAATCGCTGCATCCTGCTCTGGATTCAAGGAATGCTGAGGCTTACCCACCCAGCAGAAGATTCGATCATATATCCGTTGAGGGATAACTACGTGATCTCTTGAATCAAGGGATTGATGGCAGAAGGGACAGGACATAGTTCACCGGTATCGTTGAGTGTTTACGCAAGGGTAGTATTCCGAGGGCTTGTATGTGCCCTCACGTCCCCGCTGTTTTGCTTATACTCCATCGCACCAGCTCATCGAATGACATAGAACGCCAACATGAGCCACCAGGCTGCTTATCGCAGGTTCCTCACGGAGTAGAGTCGGTTTCCCCGACCCCATTGTTTCTCTTCGCCAGTGCCCTGGGTGTTGCGTTATCCCCGGCTTCCTGTTTACGAAGTGCAAGCAGCGTACCAACTATTACCCAGCATTATCGCTGTATCGCTTGCATACCACCAGAGCGGTGCCCGCAGGCCGTTCCGTCCAGTCGGCTTTTTACCCGCTTGAAAGTCCGAGTGAAAGCCGGGAAACATTGACTTCGACATGGGGCACTGATTATGGCTACGCCAGGTAATCGATCCCCTAACCACAGTCGGGCAGTCGCTCGTCAGGAGCAGTATGGACTAACGATTATGCAAACTAGGTCAGCTAGTACGGAACATCTTCAGCAGATTCTTGCGACTGAGCCGGCTGCCCCTGACGCTTGGGACCACGATCGCCGACAATCTGATAGTTATCGGTATTGATCACGATCTTGCTTCGCTTGGTCCCATCCTTGGCCTGCCAGGATTCTTGCACCAGCTTGCCTTCGATGAATACCGCCGAGCCTTTGCCCAGGTTGTTCGATGCATTGGTAGCCTGCTTGCGGTCGCCACGGTCAAAGATCTGCACGTCAATGAAGCTGACTTCACTACTCCATTTACCGGTAGCAGCGTCACGCTTACGAGCGGACTCTACTGCCAGGCCAAACTTGCAGACTGCACCGCCATTTGGGAAGGTGATGAACTCGGGATCTCTTGCGAGATGACCCATGACCAAGACTTTGTTCAAATGTGGCATGTTGCCCTCACTATAGGATTAGATAAGGGCTCCTTAACTCAGGCTGATCTTGGTTTCAACTAGACTTTCTGGATTTTTTCCGTGAAGTCTCGTTTCGTTTCTTTGTCAGTCAGTTTGATTATGAAGACTGGCATCACCGCTTTCCTTTCCCCGCCTTGGCGGGCTTGAGGGCTTTGAGAAGGTATTTCTTGTACCATCGATAAGCTAGCTCTTTACATTGCTCTGATGTGTCACACAGTGTTTTATGATGGCTGCACACCCATTTCCCTTCGCTGAATGGCGATGACCAGACAGAAATCAGTAGGCCAGTTATAGGGAACGCTCTGTACCCATTTGTGTCATTCCCCACCCACTTTAGCGGTTTTATCTCATACACCTTCGCCGCCGCTCGCTTAGTCTTGGGTTTCGTCTTCATCGTCCAGTCTCCTGGGGGATTGGTTGTGGCAGTGAAATCCAGTGAGTGGCCTCGTCAGCTATCTGCCAATAATCCAATTCTCGATAGTAGTCTTGAATGAACAGCCATCGCCCTTCTCGATTGCTGTACTTCGCAAAGCAAACAAGCGTTCCATCTTTCGGTACACTTGCTATCGTCCTCCATCCCCCAGCCGCCGCCTCTTGCGGGGCGGGTGGCTCAAGCACATCTCTCAACGCTTGCACCACCTCCATCCGGCCTATCGCTTTCACTTGCCCAATGGGATGATGCCGCTGAAGTATCTCGGCAGCCTGGTCAAGTTGGACACCGTATACTGCTTCCATAGATCGACTCTCCCCGCCCGCAGCGGACGAGGGGGAAGGCAAGCACATATAGCACCCTGACAAACATCCTGAACATGCCAATTCCATCTCACACCTCCCGTTCGTAGTTAAGGATTCGGGCTGCTACTGAAACAGGCCATTTTCTGCCTCAGCATCTTCCGCATCCATTCGCTTCTGCATCTTCAGCAGCCTCTTCACGGTTGCCTTGTGTTCAATCTCCACCGGGCAATCTTTCCGACCGCATGGGCCATTGTAAAAGCACTCTTCGCACCAGTCTTCCGGCTCGTCGTCTCGCAGGTCGGCCATGCCTTGGACTTCTTCTTCTGGCTCTGATCCTGTGCCCTCTTCAATCCAGGCCTGCTGAAACACTTTGCCATCTACGTAGATTCTGTCCGATGGCAGCGGAATCGTCATCAAGCCATTACGCTCAACGAATGCTGGTTTCTTCACGCCATCATCTCCCCCTTCGAGTTCGCCGGTCGGTTTGGGTGGCTAGCTTAAATCAGGCAACACATCACTCATCTTGCTTTCAAGCTCTTGAATGCGGTCGTCTTGCTTATCGATAAAGTCAATGAGCAAGCACAGCCATTTACAAATAAGCTCTTTGTCTACGTCCGAGCCGTTTTTGAATATCTCTCGGTAGTTGCTGAACTGGCCTTTGATTATCTGTAGTTCACCTCTCATACTCCCTCCATCCCCTCCCTGCAGCGGGAGAGGGGTGCGGTTAGTTGGTTGTTAGAAACGATTCGCTATCCGATATTGCATTCAAAAAACCTGAGTCGTCGGCATCAACGCCTTGACACTCTGTGATTCTCCGTAGTAGCTCAACTGCATCTTCTAGGTCATCAAGGATGGCGATAACCTTAGAGCATGTGAAGCTGTTCATGCTGCCAAAATAGTCTCGCAATGCTTTGCGTTCTTCAGTGGTTGTCTTCATGGTTATCTGCACCTCGCCTGCAAATCACGTCTACTGCCACGCCTAACATTGCATCCGTAACAGGCCCATTCAAGGTTGGAAACGTCATTAGTCCCCCCATCTGCACGGTTCACGATATGCTCGACGGTCGCTAAGTTGTGCGGGTGTTTGGTTCCGTAAGGAGCTAAGCCCATCTTCATCTCAATCAACTTAACTCCGCACCAATAGCATTGGTTTGGTGGCCCCTTGGCTGAAATCAAGGCTTGCTTGATTCGTTGTTTATTAGCCATACTCCCTCTCTCCTTTCGATTCCCCGCCCCGTTAGAGGTGGGGGTTACGCAGTTTCGTGCTCGTTGTAATCGATTCCCCTTGCTGCATTCGCTGGGTAAATGGATTGATAACCAACATGACGAAACTTGCCGTCTTCATTGAATCGCCACTCGGCATACATGATGCTTCCACTGCTTCGTACAGCCTTGCAGCGACAATAACCAAGATGCCCCTTCTCACGGTTGCATCTCATGCCGCCAAGTTCATGCAGACTATTACACTTCATCATCCCCTCCCCTGAAAGTTCCCCTTCCCCGCCCCGTGGACTTGGGGGGGGGGGGGGGAGTTAGCTGCAAAGAATGTCGTGCACAGTAACACCAAGAGCCTTTGCAATTTTCTTGATGTTTGACAACTTCATGTCCTTTTGAAGCTCATAGTGATTAACTAGCTGGTCACTCACTTTCAACTTCACTGCTAGGTCGTGCTTCCGCATCCCCTTTGATTCCCTGATTTGCTTGATTCGCTGACCGATGGTCGCTTCGCTCTTTTTTGGCATTTGGGTTGTTCCTGAATATTTCCCATCTATGGGGCATGTCATCGAGACTCGACACGAATCCATACCTAACACAATCTGTCATGGTGTCCCACGAAAAAATCGTGTGGCCAACTGGCTTGCCATGACCATCGACAGAAGCACTCCAGTCAGCACCCCATCTAGCCAAGTCCCAATGTGGCCCCCTAAAACCCCCCTCTTGCATCCATAGGCATTCAGGGCCAGGGATAGAGAACCCTGCCTCTTGCAGCATTTCCCATAGCCGCCATCTGATTCGTCCAATGTGGTGCCTGCGGCTGCCACTCCTGCGCCTTCGCTTCAACATCGCATTACCCCCATAAGGCTTCAGTTGCAGACCTAGCATCTTTACCGAGAAACACTCCATCTTGATACCAACCAGATTCGTCGGCCACGCAACCAGCCTCTAGAAGACGTTTCGTCCTCTCGACGGTCTTCTTCTCCTTGTCGCTCTGCTCAACAACATGAAGCCCCCTGTATTCCTCGTACCACATTGAGGCCAAACTCTTCATGACGATTCTCCTTGATTGCTATATCGTCATCTTAAAGCCTACACTTTATAAAGTCAAGGCTTTAACGTAAGATTTCCCAAAATATTCCCCCTACTCCTCTTTTCCAGCCACTCCAAGCATCTCACGTCCGTCTGCGGTTAGCGGCTGTTTCAAGTCTCGCCATTTCGCCTGTATGTACCTGCCATCCGAATGAACCATCACGCCGGATGAATATACAGCGTCAATAGTGCCCTCGAATACCACAAGGCACTTGTCGCCGTGTTTCCAGCCACACTCTTCCGGCGTCTTCAGCTCCAACCCGTTGACTGCTGCGTTTCCTGCTGGCATGGTTAGGCTCCTGGTTTAATTGCGTTGCTTGGGTAAATCGACCTGTAACCAACGTGACGAAACTGACCGTCTTCGTTAAATCGCCACTCGGCATACATGATGCTTCCGCTTCTTCGCTCAGCCTTACATCGACAATAGCCAAGATGCCCCTTCTCACGGTTGCATCTCATGCCGCCAAGTTCATGCAAGCTATTACACTTCCCGTTTCCTGCGCTGCTCATGGTAACGTCGCTCCTCTCTTGTCCTTGTCTATGCCCTCAACGCCTTTGTCACGGTCTACCCGTTCAACCCAAGCGTGGTTGATTCTCTGGTCGAGCCGCCCCCTATCTTGCATCAGGCGTTCGGCCTGCAATGGAGAATGCAGCGATCCGTACATTGAGTGTTTCCAGTTGACAGCTCTGCCGGTTAAAGCAGTGACGATGCTTTCAACTTCCGCTTGCTGGTAAACGTACCTGACATGAATGAGCCTGGCGTATCGGCCAGCAATGTCGTTACGAATCCAGCAATACCACAGATTTTGATAACCCTCTAATGGCGTATCTACCGTTGCAAGCTCAATGCCCAAAGAGTCTGGCGACTGAGTTCTGCCGTAATCAAGGCATGCTGAGCCAATCCATAGAACCCAATGCTTCGACGGCTGGAGGTCGTGTTGCTCCCACTTGAAGCCACAGTCTCTAAGCCAGTCCTCTGTGATGAATGGAGCGTTCATAGTTCCTGCGCTGCTCATGTGGGGGCTTTCGTGTTAGAGTGATTGCATGATTGCTCTTCCGATAAGTTCGGCCACTTGAGGAACAACAGCGTTCCCCAATGCTTTCAATTGCTCTCGTCTAAGTCGAGCCATCCGTCTGGAAAGCCCATGAGCTGACTCACCCATGCCGGGTTCAACCGGCCAGATAAGCCTTGAGGCTTCCCATTCGTGTTGCAATTCTCCGGGACGAGCTGGCCACCGAGGCAACCACGCTTGCCCTGCTTGGGTCCGTTCTGATTTTGTGCTTTTGGCGTGTACCAACTCTTCACCTGTTTGTTGAACTCCCCGCCCGATCCCTGCTTTCCGTCTTCCGTTTGCCCCGTCATTCCGTGAGGAGTCAGCCACTCCGATCGATGGCGTAACTGGGGCGAATGACCTGGAGTCGCATTGCCCAGAGATTTCCAATCGTTCGTGTCGGGTGATGGCCATGCTAGAACTGAAGCACTCAACGCCATCCCCTTGTCTTGGCTGTTGTGCTGCTGCCTCTCTTCTGCTCTGGGAGTTGGCCAAGCCATCTTCACCTGTTGCCCTAGCGTCACCGATTGAAGCACCGTTTCTCCGTTTGGCTGAAGCCTGTACGCTCGCTCGCCCACCCTTGCCGCTTCCCCGTCTTTGGTGCTGAGCGTTTCCAGCCTCGCTCCTGCCTCTTCTGCTGTCGGACTTCGCCAAGAACCACAATCGCTTCCTTCTGTGTGGAGCTCCGACATCATCGGCGCCCAGAACCAGTGGCCAGACTTCGTAACTCTCTCCTCGAAGTTCATCACAAACTTGCCCAAACATCGTAGTGAGCAAGCCAGGGACGTTTTCAAAGAGGCACCAACGGGGTCTAAGCAATCGAACAAGTCGAATACATTCTGGCCATAGGTTTCGTTCGTCGTCTGCGCCTTTCCTTTTGCCGGCAACTGAGTGAGGCTGGCATGGGAATCCGCCACAGAGCAAGTCTGGGACTTCTGCCGTTTCGTCGATTTCCCTGACATCCTCATAGCATTTCACTCCAGGCCAGTGCTTGGCCAGAATCTTCCTGCAAAACGGTTCTCGCTCACATTGCCAGATACATGACATGCCTGACCGTTCTAGGCCCAAGTCAAGCCCGCCAATCCCACTGAATAAACTTCCATACGTCACGTTCCTCTCCTCCTCTTCCCGTGGTCAGGGGGTGGGGGTTTGTTAAGATGCCAAAACAGCTTCTGTTGATTTCTTTAATTCTCGATACGTTTCTAGAACATAGTTCGCTTGCTCTGTATTCAACACTTTCATTGAGAAAAACGATGGGTAGCCGCCCATGCTTAGTGGCCCCGCTTTGTCGTAGTATTCGTATATCATTCCGCTCTCGCCAAGCACCGCAAGCAGTCCCTTGAATTGCTCTTCATCCATAAAAGACAACACCATGAATATCAATCGTGGGTCGCCATCATCTTTGATGAATCGGTCTACAAAGACCTTCTTTTGAAAGATGTCGAGTGCCAATTGCTTCTGCTCTTCTTTCGTTAGTTTCTCGGCTTCCATTCTCCCCCTCGCTCTCTGCCCTGGTGGGCGGTTGGTTAAACACGACATGCAATATGTCGCCACGTTTCCTTAAATGATCCACGGTGATCAAGCAAGGCAACCACCGCAAAAGTGGAGTAGGTTTTCCCTGCTTGGAATGGTGGAGCACTGCTTGTCCAGACGTAGAACTTGCTTCCAATACCGCCGGCCACCCTGGGACCGCTCACCGCACTGATACCATGCTCTTTGCCTGGCCTGGTCCAGTAAGTTTCTACCGAAGACTTGTGGCTGATCTTCCAACCATGGGCCAAGAGCACTGGCTCAATGTCAATGGAGTAAGGATCAATAATGTGCTCAAACCGAATACGCCGCTTCGATGGCCTGGGTGCCTGATACTCCAGATCGGCAGGCAGTAGGCGAGTCAATCGCCCCAGCTCAAAGACACGATGAGCACAAGCCAGCACGATGACCGCAGCAGATCGACCAGGCTTATGATTGAACAAGCCTGGCAGTCTCATGATCCTGGCCGGATCGTGGATTGCCTTGTCTGATCGCAGTAACTTGATCAGCCTTCGCTGCAGCCTTGACCATGCAGCAAGATCACGGATTTCCTCAGTCAGTCGCCAATAGCAGTGGACACCACCACCCGACCAGACGACCAACGTAGGCACTGGCAAGCCGGCATAGTCAATCCGCCTGGCTGCTTCATCCAGATTGATATCATCGAAGTCACAGAACAGGCATCGAGCGAGTGACACGTCAGCATTGCCAGCCCCACCCATCCGAGTACGGGGATTGATGCCAGCGTAACAATCCATCGTCCGATTCTGGAGAGCCAGCCACTTCACTGGCATATCGCCAGCGTACCATTCCTGCAGCACCTTGCCGCTGTTGCGATTCAGGAGACGTAGGTTGATGATATCATCAGGCTCCCAGACGCACCGAGCGAAAGTATCAAGCTGATCGTGGAGAGTCATGCGTACACCCCCAGTCGTTTCCTGAGATGGCCGATGATGCCTTGCACCTGCTTGCGGGGCATAGTCATCAGGATTCGCTTCTCGAATCGTTGGCCTGCCTGCTTAGCCAAAACGAGCAGATAGTTGACCTGCTTCTCAGATGGCGGATCAGAGACGGGTTTCAACCTGACCTCGGGAGTAACGGCCTGACCACCGAACGGGTCAACGTCTTTCATGTAGAAGTTTGCTACCATCCGCTGGCCGAGTTTTCGTCGTAGCTCCTCAATGGCCTGCTCTTTCTTGAGAACTTCCTGCTTGGCTTCCTCAATCGACTCTTCCATGGCCTCTTGAACGTCTCGCTCTTGATTGTTCGACTTGAGACGAGCCCGTTCCCGATCTTCCTGCTTGGCATGCGGGAAAAGAATGTCATCGGCATAGACCAGCTTGTGGCGGCCACTGTTACCAACGAAATCTAAAATCAATGCGTCTGGCTTAGCACTCGCAAGGATCGCCGCCGCCCGTTCTTCCGGAGTATTCAGCCGATCCACGATGCCATCGAGCGGACGAGTACCACGCCCCAGCATCTGGGAATAGAGTGCCCTGGACTTGGTGAGCCTGGCCATAGCAATCATCGAGCAGTTAGGAGCGTCAAAGCCTTCAGTGAAGATGCCATAGTTCACCAGGAATTGACGCCGACCCGACTTGAACCACTCAATCTCTTTCTTGCGTAACTCAGGATCGTAGTCTTCTCGCCCACCATCTTCCTTGATTCGGTAGCTGGCCACGTATTCCGAGCAACCAGGGCGGTAGCTGTTGAGCAGATCGCTGATTGCTTTCGAGTGTGCAACTGACGTAGCGAAGACCAGCGTATGGCGATTTCCAGCCAGGTCGAAGATAGGTCGGGCTATCTTGTGGATGTTCTCCTCTGAACGCATCACCTCGTCGAGCTCGAGACGATCCAGATCATCCTTGCCATCGTTGTGCACCTTGCTGATGTCCAGCGAATCCACATGAACGAACCGCTGCTTGATATTGACCAGCCATCCCTTGCGGATAGCGTCCAGAATCTCCATCTGGTACGCCACGCTCTGAAACAGATCGCCCAGGTTCTGCTTGTCCCCTCGGTCAGGCGTAGCCGTCACGCCCAGAAGCCGGGCCTGATCGAAGTGGTTGTAGATTCGCTTGTACTTCGGAGCAATCGCCCTGTGGGCTTCATCCACGATGATCAGGGAAAAGTAATCGCTAGGCCATCGTTCCAGCCGTCGCCCCTTCATCGTATCCACCGAACCAACGACCACCCGCTTGGTCAGGCCAGTGTGAGCGTAGAAGTCTGCCATCTCAATCGTCGGAATGATGCCCGTCATTCGCTCGAACTTGCTGGCAGCCTGATCGATCAACTCTTTGCGATGGGCTAGGATGAGCACACGACCAATGTTACCAGCCCAACGCTGGGCAAAGTGGGAGAAAACTACGGTCTTGCCAGCACCCGTTGGCAACACTACCAGAGACTTTGCCGCTGGCTGCTGGAGATCGACCCAGGCCTTATCGCTGCACTCCTGTTGATAGTCTCGAAGGTTCACCACTCACCCCTATGAAAAAGATTCCCCAGTGCTGGACAAAAAACCTCGCTGAGGAGCCAGAGGTCAGGAACGCAGTCACGCCATCGACATACACCTTCCCCAAGCGTGACCACTCGAAGCCAGCCTTCGCAGATGAAAGTGGGGAAGGTATGTACTCAGGAGGCTTTCAGGTATTTCTTGACGTTCACCTTGTCACGGTCGGCACGGTTGAACCACCGCTTGCCACCGCACACGCCGCAGGTATTATCAACGTCACCAGCACAGCAGGGACACACGAAGGCGAACGACACGTCATCAACTTCTTTTTCCACCGACTTGACATAGCTGATGAGACGCTGTGGCTGATCGTCGTAGACGCCACTTCGGTACATATCGCCAATCCGCTGCTTCAGTTCCTTACAGGCAGCTTGTACAGCATTGACTGCTTCCAGGCTTTCGTAGGCCGGACGAACGCAATCAGGGATAACCAGGCCGTTGCAGTCCCGCACCACTTCGGCCATGCCGGCATCTTCGTTCAGTTGCTGCTGGATGACCTGGGCAGCTTTCTTGAGCGTCTTGACCTCATCACGGTTGTAGGTCAGATAGTCGAGTGCCTTCTCCTGTATGTCCTTATCCATGTGGCACACGGAATAGGCATCGTTGATCGTGATGCCTTCATCGTTCAGCTCGTCGATCACGACCTGGGCTGCGTTGGCCTCGATGGCCTTCATCATTCGCAGATTATCTTTACCACCTAGCCCTGATTCACGTGCCACGAAGTCGTCAGTTCTCTCGCCCTTGGCAGGCTCATCTTCAATTCGTCGGGATCCAGACACATTGGATTTATTAGGCGTTTTTGCAATATTTGGGTTGCCACGACGTTCACCCATACGCTCTTCGAGAGCCCTGGCAATCGCCAACTTCTCACTCGGCGTGAACGACTTTCTGATCTCATCGTCATTCTCATCGTTCTCAGCCTGGGTGGGATTCTCCAGATCGATCAAGACGCAGGGTATGTCTTTCTTACCCATGTTCTTGTAGGCCTGCAGCCGCCGGCCACCGTATATCAAGTCCATGCCCACGGTGATACCAATGGGATGAAGTAGACCGACGTTCTCAATCGACGCCTGGAGTTGCAGCAGGTCGCCCAGGTCCTTCCGGAACCGTTCGCCAACCTTGATCTTGCTCACCTTCACATTCTCGATCTTCATACGTTGTTATCCTTAACAAGAGGCTTGGAGTGCTAATTCTCGGGTGTGATGACGACGGGCCAGCTTGACGAACTGTTCCCTGGCTACCACCTCGACCTGGCGTACACGCTCCCGGGTGATCGAGTAAACCTTGGCGATTTCGGCCAGCGTCTCACCCATGGCACGACGAAGCAGCACGTAGCGATGGACAGGACGCATCCGATAGAGCACCGAGCGAACCCACTGGGAGTTGTCGTAAGTGGTCACAAGGTCAACGGGTCGGCTCTCACGATAGTCGATGATCTCATCAGCCATCGACTTGGAAGGATTATCATCAAACCGGCCAAACGATAGCGACAGCATCCGCCGAGCCTGCTGGGCATAGGGAATGCCAATGCCCTTGGCAGACGCAGAGTGCAAGTGCTGAGGAATCCTGATGCCAGCGTGAGACTGATCCTGGATGTATCTAAAGCAGGCTTGACGAATCCACCACGTAGCCCAGGTGATCCACTTGACGCCTCGGCTGAGGTCGAACTTGTGGAACTTATCGCATAGCGTTTTCACGCATTCCTGATAGCATTCTTCATTCCACACCTTGTTCCGACCAGTGAACCGGCGAGCGATCTTCCAGATCACGCCGCTGCTGTTCATGATCACCGCATTGCGGGATTCGATGCAGCCGGCCAAAGCCTTGGCGATGAGCTCGTTCTCAGCGTCGAAGGAGAGGTACCGCTTGCACATTATTCGACCTCCGCTTCTGGCTTGAACTCTTCACAGTCGTTAGTTCCAGCTGCTTTTAGGACTCGATACCTGATTGAGTTGATTGACGACGTTTTCGGGTGGCTAGAAATACCCCATTCAACAGCACACTGAGCTATATCATCGAAAGTGATTCCACCACCACGATCATTTGATTCCCATCGTGTTTTGAATTGTTGCTTGCACATTAAGCAGCCTTCCCTTCTGCCACCGCCTTGCGATTCTTGGCGAGATTTTCGGTAAGGATGTTTTTGCACCTGGCATCCAGGCTAGACGTGGAAATACGCTCTTCCCACAGGCCCTTGGTATCCAGCTCTTCTTTCGGAGCAGTGCAGAGCATGCAGGCCAGCCAGCAGTAGTAGGCTTCCTTGCGAAGTGAGTACATATCGTTATCGCTGAGGCCCACGCCATCCTTGATGATCTGATCACGGAACTGAGTGAATAGCGTTGTCCCAGGGGTACGCTGAAACTTCTCTGGATTGAGGACATCCATGATCCAGGCATGCAGATTCTTTTTCTTGGCGGCCAGTTCATCCTGGGTGAACTTCTCCACGATATCCTTGGGCTCTTGCACCACCACCTTGGCATCGATGGTACGATCAGCGTCAGCAGTGGAGGAGGCGTTGACCTGGGGAGGGGTAATCTCGCCCCACGCCTCTTGGTTAGGCCCCTTGTCAAAGTCCATGACCTCTTCAGGGGTATAGATGCCAGTAACAATCTGAGGGCAGCACAACCGAACGCCTTCAGAGATCACACGGGCAGTCAGCATCTGGCATGGGTAGGACTGCCAGTTCTTTCTCCCTGATATGCCAGCTTTGCTAGCCCTGGCCATATCCCATTTGATGGTTACGCTCTCGTCATCATGGGTGAACGTGGCAGAGACTTCGGTATCAGTCCGGCTATGCCATTTGACCTTGCCACCAGCTTCCTTGAAACAGGCCAGCATAGCGTCAGACTTCATGCTGGGCTTGCCGTCGATGATGTGGTATCGACGTAGTGCTGTGACTGGGTGTATGCCATCGGCCTGCCCGATCAGCATCAGGGTGAGTGCTTCACCCGGCGATTTTAACTGGAATAGTGACGGGCTGATTGCCTTGGACATTCTTTCCAGATCGTTCATTGGGATTCGTTCTGCTATTGCTGTCGTGCTCATCGTTTGCCCCTTGTTTAGTTGCCTGGCTGATATGCACCGACGACGGAGCAATCAAACCGAGCTGGATTCGCTTGTTTGAAATGGAGAGGAGATCGATGGTGATCTCCCCAACCGAGGGATGATAAAGCTCAATCCGTTGACCCAACTTCCGTGTCAGTACCAGCATCGTGCCAGCTCCTTTAGAAACGCTTGAAAAGCCAAGCTCCCAGGGTCCACGTCATGAAGACCCACCCAGTGATGACGACGGCACATAATCCCGCCATCGCCAGCCACTCAGTTTCCTTTGTTTGTCGTTTCATCATGGATCGCCTCTCCATTGTGCAGGCTAGTTCGGACTTCCCAGAGCAAGGTTCTCACTTCCACCGTGACTCTTGTTCCCTGGCAGCCAGTCAGCAGAACCAGCAAAAGCATGCAAACCGTTACCTTGTTCATGTGATGTTACCGTTAACGAGTTACCGAGTCAATACATCTTCATAGATTTTCGTCTTGAATCTTGTAACACGTTAACGTAATGTTACTTACGCAGGATTTTTCTTGAGAAAAAACCAATGAACGCTACACTTGAATACATGCCGAAGAAGAAACAAGAACCGACAACTCACGTCCGTGCCAGAGTCTTGACGGCTGAAAAACTGGACGTCATCGCAAGGCAGCGGGGGACCGACATTCCCAGCTTGATCGACAAGCTATTCGGTGATCAGATTGATTCTGAATACCTGAAGAGCATTCGAGAGCTGCAGAAACTGCCTTCGATCAAGAAGGAAACGGCTTAGCCGAATGATCATCCTGCTAGTGATCTTCGTTGTCTGCGTAATAGCCAGCCTGCATTCAGCCAGGCCATCGTCGCCGCCTCTCCCATCTCCTCCCCGTCAGTCTCTTGTCATCCGTGAGACGATCATTCCCACGCCACACGGCGATGCCATTCAGCGGGAGTGCTTCATCAGCACAGACGCACCCGAAACTTGTGTAGAATCTCCGTGGCAGATACCCGGTAACCGTTAGATTGATACAACCGAATACGCCCACGCTTGCCCCAGCGTATGATCGTGGACGCATGAACACGTTTGCCCCGTCGTGGCGGGATCAGTTTGGCTGCTTCAACTGGTGTAATAAGGTCTTGCATGTGCTGCCCTCGTTTGGTGATGAGAGCAGCTTAGCCGAAGAAAGAAAAACGCCGGCGAACTCAGAGAGGGTTCAAGAGGGGTTTTGGGAGAGCCAGTAATTTCCCTTGGAATCAGTGCAAATCATCGTATTCCAGGCGGGATGTTCCTTGAAAAGATCGCTGATCTTGTCAGAAAGCATATCAGCCGCCCGCAGTAACGCCCTGGCCCCCATGCGAGGGGTATTGTTCTCCCACGCTTTCCATAGTGCCTTGACGATCAGGGATTGTGCGGGTGAGAAGTGATAATCTTGACCGAACCACCGAACCGATCGGAAGTCAGGGGAATGACGAGCCGGGAAGAGACGTTTGCCGATCTCTTCCAGCGACTTGCCTTTGAGGGTGGGATAGAGAGCAGTGATCGTAGTGCTCAGGAACTGGTAGGCTTTGTAGGCTTTCACCTTGCGTTCAACGATAGTCATGATTCACCTCACGTTGACCATCCCCTGATACTCCAGTTGGGAGCGATGGTCGGGAAAGTAGACGCCTCATGCGTGAGATAAAGCTAGGCCATAGTGAACAAAATAGCAAGTGAACAAGGAAAAATCACGAAGCCAACCGCCGTACCTTATCTTCCCCGCTATGGTCATACCGCTCCGTCATGGTAGGCGATGAGTGACCGGCCACCAGTTGGGCGATTTCCTTGCCATGCTGCAGGCTGATCCTTGATAAAGCAGCATGACGAATCTGGTACGGGAACCAGTACGGTATCTTGCCACGCTCGCAGGCCCGACGCACCGCAGTATAGAGCGAATGAGCACCACCCAGCCAGCCAAAGCCATCAGGGTACTTCGAAAGGATCACCATGGCAGCCGGCCCGAACGGAATCACCCGCCGCCGATTCCACTTCTCGGTCTTGTGATGCCGAGGCCGGTACACACCATCCACGACGTCCGAGGGCTTGAGTCTCAGCAGTTCGTCGGGCCTGGCAGCCGTCATGCAAAGCAGCCGGATCACGTCGGCATTGCGATCAGACAATAAAGGCAGCGTAGCCTCAATCTGCTCCCAGCTCACGCCTTCCACCTGATCGTTATCGACAAGGCCCAACTCGCCACGCTTGAGCATGGGAACCGCCTGGAGACGCTGGTAGACGTTGTTATCGACCATTTCCCGCCCGACGCCCCAGCCAAAGGCCTGACGCAGCTTCCTGGCCAGTTCATTGACGTAGGCACGACTACGCCCCTTGGCGGCCAGCACCTTCCTGACTTCATGAAAGCACCTGGGCCCGAAGGCATTGACCGGGAGATGGCCATAGAGAGGGATAAGTGACTTTTCAATTAGACTAAGTTTATCCCTCTTTTTAGACCACCACCTGGGCGAGTTGACCGCTTCCTGATCCTTGACGAAGGCAGACCAGAGATCGGAAACAAGATGGCCAGGGATCCCTGAAACCTCCCCGGGTAACAGGAAGTCTGCAATCAAACCTCTGTACTTCCGCTCAGCTATCGAGGGATCATTGCCCAGATAGTGAGTCTTGCCATCGATCGTAACACGGTATTGACCCGTTGAATGGGTACGCAACTTAGGCACACGCATAGCGACCTCCTGCCGGCTATGGAGACAGTGATTGAGACACTGTCCAGTTTCACCGGCCTGATCGCTTCCCGCATCATGCGGAAGTGCCTGGAATTAGGCTCGATCCAAGAGCCGCCCGTGGGATTTGAACCCACGACCCCCGCTTTACGAAAGCTGAGATATAGCGGAAAACCGGCGGAAAACAGAGTAATATACCCACGCAAAACGGTCAAGACAGGCCACACTTGGACAGTATTGGACAGTCACTGTCCAAACGAAAAGAGCTCCCAAAGTGTGCATGCTTTCGCAGAGGCATGGGAGCTCATCTCGTCACGTCACCACAACGTTGAACGTGCTTACAAATAGGCAGCATGGAGTAAGTAAAGGGTCAATTCCCTCGTACTGTTCCCGTCATGCAACGTAGCTGGCCATGTCACAGCTCTTTGGCATTATGCATGATTGGCATTCTCAGTACGCTTACTCCACAGCTTCGCTTACAATACAGGATCGACCAGCAAGGTCTTGACCAGGGCAGGAGCCTGGGGCACCGTCTGGACGGGCAGGGCAGCCACTTCGATAGTCACAGCACCCTCGGCAGGCTTCCAGGCATCGCCTACATGGACCTGAGCAGAGAGTACAGCAGTGCCAGGGAGCAGAGCAGTAAGAGTATCACCATCCACCTTGGCGACTTCGGGGGGAGTGACAGTCCACTGAGTGCCATCGGCAGCACAGGGTTTGCGGAAGTCGCCTTCATAGACATCAACGAGCAGTCCCCGCAGGTTGATCGTATCAGCTACATGCAGTCTCATAGTCTCTTCTTTCTGGCCAGTGGTCAGACTGGCCCTTAGACGTTTGGGAGTGTGTTTCCAGCCCGATTATCGAGGTATGCACCCTTCAGGGCATTTTCTTTGCTTCGCTTGCGAGCGGCAGCCATCAGGGCTTCACGCCGCCCTTGCTCACGATCCAGTTGCACCAGGTTGAGGAATGCCTGCTCCTGGGCATCTTCCAGGCCGAGGGCTTCCGTGCCCCACTCTTCGTATCGTTCGGCCAGCGTCTTGGGGCGAGACGACGGCAGCACCGTTTCCTTGATGGCAGTAGTCAGGGTTTTCTTGGTAACTGGGGCCTGCTTCCACATGGCAGCCCGCACCATGCCCAGCACCCGCAGGAGCACGATAAAGCCAATCACCCCAGCAATCGCCAGCATCACGTAGGTCAAAATTGAATCCATGGGCTAGAACTCCACCACAGGGGGCTTTTTGGTGAAGTAGAGCCCGCCCAGGCCAAAGAGAATAGTGATCAGTAAGTTGGTTTGCGTTGCATTGAGCGGCCACCCGGCAAAGATCGTATCCTTCACCCGGGCATTATCCACGTCGAGGTTATCCAGCTTGCTCGGCCTGATCGAGCTGACAGCTTTCTTGAGCTCGCCAGGAGTGAAAGCCACCTTCTCCTGAACAGGATCTTTCTCGTTCTCTTCGTTCAGGAGCCAGGCACAGGCCCCACCCGTGGCCAGGTCGGGCTTGTAAGCCACCGTCTTGGCCCAGATCGCCCTGACGTGCCATTCATCCTCGGGCTTGCGGGGATCGTATTCACTCACGATGACATCAGGGGAGATGCCCTTGCACTGATCCACGTAGGCCTTGCGGGACTGCTCATCCACGCCGATCACCGCAATTCGCTTGCCCACGTTCAGGGACTTAAGTACGCCCATCGTCTTGATCGCATTGTGGGCATCGTCGCTTGTCACTTCCCGATCATTGATTAGGTAACCAGTGCTATTCTTGACCCTGGACCGCTCCAGTTCACGACTGGCCACACCGGTTAGCCACTTATCGCTTACTTGGTCACCAATGACGGGAGAACTCGCCACCTTATCCACGCCCTTGGCTTTCTGCTCATTGGTGTACCAGTCTGAGGGACAGGCAGCAGGCTTGCCGGTAGCGTCAACGAATGAACCGTCAGTATGGAGGGTGCCGATCATCTGGCCGCCCCGTTCGAGACGCCAGGGGCCATTGCTGTTACCCACCCATGCAAAGCCATCTGACATGCCGACTCCACCGACCGTGGAGCATCCATTGGGGCCACATTGGGAAGCCAGCACAGGCACGCCCATGCCGTAGTAATCAGCCGAGTCATGGCGATGACGGAGGAACCACAGGCCGCCGAGGGCATAATAGACGATAGAGACGATCAGCATCGCCCCCATCAAACCACATCCTTTACGTCTTGCGCATCGCATCTCTTACCTCACACGGGGAATAGGAGCCGGATCGGGATGATTCAAGATGATCACTGCCCATCCATCGTGAATCCGTTTGAAGTCTTCTTCTGACATCCACTCATAGCCAGGGTAGTTGTTATCCTTGACCACCCAGGCACGACTGGGACCGCACCGGGCCCCTCGCAGATTGACCATATGAGCAATCTTCTGTCCGTTGTACCGGCCAGTGGGAGAGCGTGAGTAGGTGATGCATGGCATGTAGCCATTCTTGCAGGCCGATACCAGTAGTTCTAAATCGCCATTGGTGCTCTGCAGAATGTCAAATGGTTCGACGTTGTTAGCCTTGGCGAAGTCTTTGATCTGCTGGGCAGCCTTCTCCGGCCAAGACCCGCCAGGGAACCGCTTGAGGAATAGCTGATACTTGCCCGGGTAGCCCCTGACATGGTGCCAGTCGCTGGCCATCTCAATCGACGTGCCGACGCACAGGCCTGCACCGTCGCTTCCGCCCGTATTCTTGATCTCACGATCAGTGGGCAGGTCAATATCAAGCTCGGTGCCATCGGGCAGCCTGGGCTCTTGAGTAACGCAGGGCAGACGCACCGACGGACCTTGAGCCGGCACCTGGCAGACCGAGAGGAACGCCAGGACCAGAACGCCCGCCACCACGAACAGCCGAGACAGCTTCATAGACTT